GTGTGGGCTTTCCACAAGGATGTTGGCGATCAGACTCGTGCAAATGCTGATGCTCCTATCAATGTGGATCGTGAAGCGGTTGAGTTCATTACGAGCCGTTTGTTGCTCAAGATGGAAACTGAATTCGTTTCAAGTTATTTCACGAGTGGCATTTGGGCTACTGACAACACCCCGTCAAACTTGTGGTCGGATTACACCAACAGTGATCCGTTGAACGATGTTGAAGATGCGAAGCGAGCAATCCTTTCCACTACTGGTTTTGAACCGAACACGCTTGTGCTTGGTTACGATGTTTTCAAGGAATTGAAGAATCACCCAGATCTCGTTGACCGTATCAAGTACACCTCGTCTTCGGTTATCACGACTGACATGATCGCTCGTATGTTTGATGTTGATCGTGTTGTGGTTTCAAAGGCTGTCAAGGCAACCAACAATGAAGGTGCCACTGGTGCCTATGACTTCACTGCTGGTAAGAATGCGCTCTTGTGCTATTCGGCTCCGTCACCGGGTCTTCTCCAGCCGTCTGCTGGTTACATCATGTCTTGGACTGGTGTTTCTGGTGGTCTTGGTCAGACGATCGGTTCAAGCCGTTTCCGTATGGAATCAGTGAAGGCTGACCGTATTGAAGCAGAAATGGCTTTTGACATGAAGGTCGTTGCCGCTGACCTCGGTTACTTCTTCGCCAGCGTGGTTTCGTGAGCGAATGGCTCGTGCTTAAGCCGATCAAGGTCGGTGGAGGCAATTTCATTCAAACTGGTGAACGAGTTCTTGCTGACAATTGGCGGAATCGTCGCTCTCTTGAATCTGGACGCTATATCCAGAGGATTGAGGTTACGGTTCCGCCTGTTGACAGTGATGCGATCGTTGAAGATGTAGTTAAGCCCGTTAAGAAAGTTGGGCGACCGCCAAAGGTTGCTGTAGAGGAAGGTTGATTCAATGACTTGGAGTTATGGCGGTGATCCTGCTAACTCCGTTATTGATCGGGTCAGGTTTTTGTCAGGTGATACTGACACTACGAACCAGCAGGTAAGTAACGAAGAGATTTCGTTCTTGTTGTCGGAGAATAACTCTGACGCTTATTTGTCGGCGGCTGGCGTGTGTGAGGCGGCGGCTTCTAAGGCTTCTGGTAAGGCTGATTATTCTCGTAGTGTTGGCGATTTGTCTATTTCTACTCAGTATTCAGCGCATGCGAACTCTTTGTTGAAGTTGGCTGAGGTTTTGCGTATGAAGGCTTCTCGTCGTACTCCCCCGTCTGTGAATTTCTATACGGATGACAGTGGGAATGTGTTTGGGGCTATGAAGTTTGCTATTGATATGGATCGTAATAATGGTTCTGCTGAGTCTCGGACTGCCGTGGATTGATGTATGGCGTTGGAGACTGCTTTTTTGGAGTTGATGCCTCAGACGGTGACTGTTTATTCTCAGACGGCTAAGACGGAGTATGGGGTTCAGTCGTGGTCGGCTTCGGGGACTTCTGTTAATTGTCGTGTGATGGAGACTGGGACTTTGGTGCATGATGCGAATGGTCGTCAGGTGTATGAGACTGGCAAGATCATTTTTTATGGGACTCCTACGGTGAGTTTGAGTTCTCGGATTGCTTTGCCTGATGGTTCTTTCCCTGTGTTGTTGTCGGTGAATGTTCATAGTGATGAAAATGGGCTTAGTCATACCAGTGTCAGTTTTGGTCGTGCCTGATGGCTCGTGTGGGGAATGCGACGATTCTTTTGGTGGGGGAGAATCGGATGATTGAGGCTTTGAAGTATTTGGGTAAGTCTGGGACTGTGCCGAAGGTGGGGACTGCGTTGTATATGGTCGCTAATAAGGTGTTTAATGAGTCTCAGAGGCAGGTGCCGTTTCGGACTGGTGCTTTGCAGTCGTCTGGGTTTGTGTCGCCGTATTCGTATGACGGTCAGACGGTTCATGTTCGTGTTTCGTATGGTAATACGGCTGTTGCTTATGCTGAGAAGCAACACGACATTAACTTTCCGCATGCACCGGGTCGTAAGTGGCATTATTTGAGTGATCCGCTTAATGACAATCGGGAGAATTTTGAAGCCCAGATGAATACTGCGTTGATGCGACTGTTGAAGAAGGTGATGTACTGATGGCTGTTTTGGATGCTTTGGGTGCCCGTTTGCAGTCTGCTGGGGTGGGGACTTTGGGTACAAATTTGTGGTTGTCGCAGATGCAGTACACCCCTGATGCTTCGGTTGTTTTGATGGAACAACAGGGTGGGGTGGATCATGTCTTTGGTGCTTCGGTAGCGGGGACATATAGGCACACTGTGCTGGTTGTGGCTCGTGCTGGGCGTAATGATTACCCGTCAGCCCGTTCTAAGATGCAGAGCGTTCAGGCGAGTCTGGGTGCTATTAGAAACGAAACGATTTCGGGGGTTGCTTTTATGTCGGTTTTGGATACTACGGGTCTTTATCCTGCTGGGATGGATGGTGATGAGCGTCCTATGGTTGCTTGTGAGTTCACTTGTTGGGTGACACCGTGAACGAGGGCTTGGTGGCGGTTCATAAGGCTTTGTTGGCGGCTCAGGCGTGTTTGGATGCCGCTCAGTCTGCTTTGGTGGCGGCGTTGGCTATCCAACCTGACTTTGATGATGCGACGGGTTGCCCACATCCAGTAGAGGCTCGGATAAATGTGGCGACTATGGGCGTGGAAAGTGAAGAGTTCTGCAATGCCTGCGGAAAAAATATCTGAGCCAGATCCTTACGGTCGCCAGATCCGTCCAGCGGACGAAAACCCTCGCTGTTGGCGGTGTGCCCGCCTTTTGGCTATCCGTTTGACCCGTCCGTGGCAGGTTATGTGCCCCCGTTGCAAAGCGCAGAATAGTCAGGAAGTTTGACCTGAACAGAATATGACGGTAGGGTTACGACTCATGTTGAGACGGATGCTTGTTTTGTCGGTTTTGTTGGTTGGTTGTGGCAGTGTGAAGGGGGCTGATTCCCCGCCGACAACTTTGGCGACGATGCGAACAGATCCCCCTGTGACTGTTCCAGAAACAACTGTGGTGATCCCGACCACCACTACTGTCCCCGTGACTACCACGACTGAGGTTGATTGGATTGGTGTTGCTGAGACTTGGGCTTTGCAAACCGATGTGGCTCGTTTTGTTCACGGGCGTTGCGGTGAGTGGCATGATCTGGCAATGTCGGTCGGTTGGCATGAAGACGAATGGGAGACATTAAGCACCGTTCTTTGGACTGAATCACGATGCGATCCTTCTGCTTGGAACGGACATGATGCGGGGTTGAGCCAGATCAATCAGATTCATACGGCATGGTTGGCGGAGATGGGCTTTGAACATCCTGATGACATGTTTGATCCTGCGTTGAATTTGGCGTTTGCTTACAAGTTGTATTCGTCAAGGGAAGAGAAGGGTCAGTGCGGTTGGAAGCCGTGGACTGAACCCTGCAACGACTAAACGAGAGTTCAGACGATGCGATGATGGTTGTGGCGTACACTCAAGTTGTCGTGACCATAGTGTCCCCAGCCCATCCGTGACCTTTGTGTCTAGGGCGCGCTGGGAACGCGCGTCTAAAAGGATTCTTTGTGGCGAAGTACAAGGTGTTAATCGGAATTGATACTCCAAGTAATCGGTTTGAACCCGATGCTTTAGTTGACCACACCTCCATTCCGTCCAAAGCCATTAAATGGTTGACCGAACAAAAAGCCATTGAACTTGTTTCTGGCAAAGCACCTGAAGTGGCTGAAGAAGTCATTGAAGAAGTAGTTGCAGAAGTTGTTGACGAGGCAGTTGAAGAAGGCGGTTTCTGATGGCGTTCGTTCACGGTAAATCAACAGTCGTTCTTTGCAATGCGACGAACATGTCGCCGTATTTGAAAGAAGTTTCGTCTAACCAAGGTGTAGACATGTCGGATGTGACCGCTTTTGGTACTACTGGCACCAAGTCGTACCTGCCGGGTTTGAAAGACGGCAAGGTTTCGGCTTCTGGAATGTTTGACGGTGCTACTGGTGCTATTGACTCGGTGTTTCAGGCAGTTTTAGGTAATGCAAGCGTTGTTGAATTGTCCGTGTTCCCTGATACCGATGCGATCGGCAAGCGTGGGTTCATTGCTGAGTGCTGGGAAACCTCATACAACCTGTCCAGCCCCGTTGCCGATGTGGTTCAGGCTTCAGCCGAATTCCAAGCATCTGGTGGTGTGGATTATGCGGTCAGCCTTCAGGCTTTGAGTGCCCAAACCGTTACTGGTAACGGTACGAGTGTAGACAACACCACATCTTCCGCTAACGGTGGTATTGCAATGTTGCATGTGACCGCCAATACGCAGAACAGCACCACAATTATCAAGATCCAGCATTCAGTTGACAACTCCACTTTTACTGATCTTGGAAGTGCTTTCACAACCATCCCTGCTACCACAACAACTTCCGAAAGAATTGTGATTGCATCGGGAACCACAGTTAACCGTTACTTGAGAGTCGTTCGGACTATCGCTGGAACGGGATCAATCACCTATCAAACCTCATTCGCACGAAAGTAAGGAACCATCATGGCATTTGTACACGGAAAAGCGGCAGTATTCAAACTGGACAACTCTGGCGGAACTTTGACCGACCTCAGTTCATACCTCATGGAAATTTCGTTTCCTGAGAGCATTGACACGGCTGATGTAACTGCTTTCAGCCCCGCTGGTGGTGCTAAGGCATACATCGTCGGTTTGAAGGATGCGAAGATCTCGTTGACTGGCAAGTGGGATTCAGCGTTTGACGCTCTCATTGCCGCCGTTCTCGGTCAGACTGCTTCGCTTTCATTTGAATACGGTCCTGCTGGCTCAACCGCTGGCTTGGTCAAGTATTCTGGCGAGTCATTCGTGACCGCATACAACATCGGATCGCCAGTTGGCGATGTCGTTTCCGCTTCGGTGGAATTGCAAGTAACAGGTGCCGTAACCCGCGGTACTTGGGCATAATTAACAACCTATAAGGAGCAAAAGTGTCCCTTCGTGACCGAATTTTAGCCGCCAATGACATTGAGTCAAAGGTGTTCCATGTAGCCCAATGGGATATTGACATTGAATTGCGAACGCTCAGTGCTTCTGACCGCGCACAATTAGTCGCTTCCTGTATGAGTGCTGACGGGACGGTTGATATTCAAAAGATGTACCCGTCGCTCATCATTGCGTGTGTTTACGATCCCGAAACTGGTGGTCGTGTTTTCTCTGTTGAAGACATGGATGCCATTTCTGATAAGTCTGCGTCTGCTGTGGAGTTTGTGGCACAGAAGGCAATGGAAATGTCGGGTATGAAGCCTGATGCGATTGATGAAGAGGGAAAAGGCAATTAGCCGATCCTGAATATAGGTACTACTTCGTCCTTTCGGAGCGTTTGGGGCGGACAGTTGAAGAGTTGTTGTGGGGATCACCAAATCATCGTCCGCTGAGTTCAGACGAACTGATTGGGTGGGCGGCACATGACAAATTAACTGCGTGGGAGCGTGAACAAGCGATGGCGAAGGCGAGAAGATAGCAAATGGCTATAACCGTTGACGCTGTACTTGGTGCTGATGTATCTGGCTTTGTCTCAGGAATGGGGCAGGCTCAACAGGCGTTTGTCAATACTGCTAAAACGATCACTGGTGGCACCAATGCGATGGGGTCTAGCCTTCAGTCCACTACGAACGCCAGTAATGCTTTCCATGACGCGGCTCTTAAGATGGGTGTGGCTGTTGGTGTTGCTGGGTTTGCGTTAATTAAGTTCAGTCATAGCGCATTTGGTGTTGCGGCAGATGTTGCTGAAATGAATGTGGCGATGGAGGCTGTGGGTAAGTCGTCGGGTGTTGGTGGTAAAGCGTTGACGGATGCCGCAACGGCTGTTCGTAAACAGGGTATTGAAATGAAGGCATCTCAGGAGATTGCTTTGCTTTTCGTGAAGTCAAACCTTGATTTGGCAGATGCGAGCAAGTTGGCTCGTGTTGCTCAGGACTTTGCTGTGTTGTCGCAACGAAACTCAACTGATGTTGCTAAGACGCTTGCTTACGCTATTCAGACGGGTAACAGTATGTTGCTTAAGGGTGTGGGTATCACTAAGTACGCTGGTGAAGCGTATGCGGAGTATGCAACCAAGTTGGGTAAGTCGTCTAACAACTTGACTAACTCAGAACGACAGCAAGCAATTTTGAACATGGTTATGGATGAGGGTGCGAAGGTTGCGGGT